CGTTGGGCGCTCCACCAGCATGGTGATGCCACAGCGCGTATCCAGCAGCCTCTGCTCCTCTTCCGGCTTTAGCTGCTGCTCCGTGAAGCCTGCCTGGTAGATCACCTTCCAGAAGCGGTTACCGGGGTGCGCGAAGTGAAAACCCGTGTGTGCCGAGGATTTGCCTGGATTGATGCCGCAAAACACCACCCGCAGGCCCGGCGCGAGAATATCGTTTATCATCATTGCTCCAGGTGAATTGTTCAAAATGTAGGTATAACGGGTTGATTATAGGTTGTTTATAAAAGCACCATGCACACCCGAATGACTGGATTGCAGTCACTAGTTACATTATAATCCCTCGCCACGGCCCCTTAGCTCAGTGGTTAGAGCAGGCGACTCATAATCGCTTGGTCGCTGGTTCAAACCCAGCAGGGGCCACCAAATTTTAGCTGTAAAATCATTAAGTTAAGCCACCTTTTGAAGGTGGCTTTTTTGTTGGTATCTGTTTAGTGTCGCAAAAGTGTCGCATTAACTTTTAAGCCAACGACGTCAGCCATAAAAAAACCCCGCGTTGCGGGGTCTCGTACTTAGCGCCAAAGATGCTGTTGGCCATTGGCGGCCGGGTGTGGTGGTGCATAATCAACCTTGCCTGGCGAAACTATGCGTCGCTCTACAGTCTCCATTGTCACGAAAGTGCAGCTGCAATTGATGTTGGTGCATTGATGGTAACGCTCTTTCGTATTTTTGCTTAGATATCGGCTTGTACGAGCATGTGCTGCGTGCTGGCATTCTGGACAATGAAACATAAACACCCCGGAACTTTCTTAAAGTGAATGAATCATACCGCTTCGCTCACTTAATGGGAATGACGCTAATTGTTTATTCACAAAAAAGATAGGTTTATTGGATGAAAACTTTAAAACTAGCCGCTATTTCAGTTATGGCTTTTCTTTCCGGCAATGCCTTGGCTCAAGGCGCTGATCAGCAAGCCTTGCAAAAAGCATTATCTACCTGGAACCCGACCGAGATAAGTAACAATAATCACCAGTTGGTTATTGCGTTACCCGGCAACAGTATCTCCGCCGCACGCCTGGCAGAAAAACGCAGAAGGCGCAGCCGGTCGGCTACGCGCGTTGTGGATATGACGATCACGGTTTTCCTGTTCGCGCTGCTGTGCGAGATCCATTGAGTCGGCCATTAGTGCAGCTCCTGAGATTCGTTTTCAAAGCGGGCCGCTTCACGGCGCAACAGCTCAGCGGCTTCTTTGCCGTTCAGCCCTTGCTGGGTGATGTGGATAGCCAGTGACTCAAGACGGATTGAAACGGCGAGAGCGCGGTCTTTACGTTCCTCGTTTTTTGCGGCTGTCAGCAATACGGTCAGCGCATCGTTGTCAGCTTTAAACTTACGAGTTTCGGTATTACGCATATTCATTTCTCCAGAATTTGGGCAAAAGAATGCCCGGCGGGTTTACGCCATTAATTTCGTTTAGGGTTAATTACTCAGGTAGTACGCTTTCATGCAGCGAGAAACGACGAGGTAAAATTTCGCCCCAGCGAGCTATTTCGTTCATCGCCTTAATCAGTAACAACCGGCGGGACTGGTCGAAATATTCAAACGGTCTGCCGACCTCATCACTTTTAAACGCGCCTGGCTCGTTGCGGTTCGCCAGCGTCATAACAACGAATTTAAAATCATCATTCAGCTTGTTGAAATTACGCAGCGCACCGTTTTGCGTGGCTTTTAGTTTCTGATGAAACCGGGCGAAGCACTCCTCACCGCTCATCTTCACCGGCTGCGCATCAACACAATCAACATTATTAAACGGCATCGCGCCCGCGTTGATTGGTGCGGACATGTTATTAATCATATCAACCTCAAAAAAGCTTTTACCCGGCGCTTAAACGACGCGGGGCGCACAGTGCGCAGTTCACTTAATAATGCCGACTGGTCGCGGCTGGGATTCCAGCGAGTGCGGTCGCTTCCCATGATCCAGCCGTGGCCATAGCTCATGGATGGACTTTGGCGAACAAGCAGCGATGCGAACGAGGGTTCATGTTTCATGCTCACCTCACATCAGCCCGAGTGTTGCGCCGATACCGCTAACAGTATCTACAGCGCCAGCTACCGCAGGGTTGCCCTGGATGCGGCATTGCACTGCCATAGCGGCCAAAAACAGGCAGCGGATCCCGACGTTGACGCTGGACACCATCGAATTTTTTCGGCACTGCGTCATGCGCTCCGTTGATATTGCGCCTGCTGCGAGCTGGCCCACTTCTGCCGTAGCCTTCATGACATAAACCGGTAGTTTTTCGCTAGCCAGCTCATTGACCGGCACGCACGGCATACAGTGCAGTTGCGCCAGAAAACCATCGACTAATGTCGAGTCTTCGGTGATATCAGTCAGCAGCATAATTTCCGGGGCTGTCAGCTGATGTGGCTGATCCGGGTTTAACTTATTGCGCAGTGTCTGCGGCTTAATGCCCGCCTTGTCTGCAAGCTCGGCCACGTTGTGACGCGCTGCAAATGCCTGGCAAGCTTCGTCGTAGTGGCGATGTGTGGAAACCCTGAAATCAAACATGTTTCACTCAATCCTAAGTGATAAGTTGAATTACGCGTTAAGTGAAACGTCACATTCACTCAATGCCTGGATAGTAAGGGCGGCCATGTTCACTTCAATAAGCCCCTTTTTTTGTTTACCTTTTGGCTTGATAGGAAGCTTTCCGTATTCAATCAAGTTCTTAGCAGTCTCTTTGTTCGTACCGGTACGGCGGCAATACTCATCAAGAGGCAAGTAAGGCTCAGGGATGACGATTGTAATGTTAGGTCGCATAGGGCAAACTCCGTCGGTTACCCTGTAGGGCAATACAGGGTTATATGAGTCAATGTTTCTTTAAACCTACAAAGCGGAGTTTAATATCACTCCACGAAAACTTGCAAGGATAAGTTTTCATGAACCTACAAATTGATTTTTCAAAAGGCGGAAATGACACCTTAGATCGTGTGATTGAAGCGTATGGATTTAAGACAAAAGTAGCTTTGGCAGATCATTTAGGAATAGCTAGCAGTAGCCTTGCTAACCGTTACAAAAGGGATTTTTTCCCCTCAGATATCGTTGTTCGCTGTATGGCTGATACTGGCGCAACGCTGGAATGGTTAGCTACTGGGAGCGGGCCGAAATTTAGCGGCGATGCCCTGGACGTGCTAAGGATTCCCAGACAAAAGGTTGTTGACGGTTTAGTTTATGATTCGGGCACTCTAATGCTGGATAAAGACACTTTTTTACCCGGAAAAACAGTACCTACCAGTCCGCTTTGTATCATTGAAGGCTTAAAAATGTTCATCATTGAAAAAAGCTTTTCAGAGGTGTTTGATGGAGAGTGGCTTGTAGAAATTGAAGGCAAAACAAGCGTTAAAACCTTAACCCGAATCCCTGTTAAAAGGGTACGCATTAGCGGCACAGGAGCAGCCTTTGACTGTGCAATTGATGACATAAATGTCATTGGACGTGTTGCTTTAACAATCATCAGCGGCTGAAGATTTTATGACCGTTCGCAAACTAAGTGATGGGCAGTGGATCGCTGACTTTTATCCCGTTAACCGTAGTGACGGAAAGGAAGGTAAGCGCGTTCGCAAAAAATTTGCGACGAAGGGCGAGGCGCTGGCCTTTGAGAATTACACTCTACAAAAAGTTGAAGATGCGCCCTGGCTTGGTGACGGGAAGGAAAAACGTCGCCTCACTGACCTTATTCACCTTTGGTTTGATCGTCACGGCATTACCCTTCGTGATGGTGAGAAGCGTAAAAGCTCTATGCTATGGGCGAGCGAATGCATGGGATCGCCACTGGCCGTAGAATTTAGCGCACAGCTTTTCACATCATATCGAGCCAAAAGGCTTGAAGGTCATTTTGCACGAACTAAGCGCATTAGCCGCGTGTCTGCGCGCACTATGAATCTTGAGCATGCGTATTTTTTAGCCGTGTTCAATGAACTCAAAAGGCTTGGCGAATGGTCAGCCCCTAACCCACTGGAAAACGTAAGGCAGTTTCGCACCGATGAAAGCGAAATGGCATTCCTTACAGAAGAACAGATAGAGCTGCTTTTGCTTGAGTGTCGTAATAGCTCTGCACAAGACTTAGAGATGATTGTAAAAATCTGCCTGGCAACAGGCGCTAGATGGAGTGAAGCTGAAAGCCTTAGGCGTGCACAGATAATGGCAGGCAAAGTCACTTTTACAAAAACGAAGGGAAAACGAAACCGCACGATTCCTTTGGATCCCGAACT